GTAAGAAAAGTAGAGAACGTAGTAGATGGAGATACCATTGACGTTCTTATTGATTTAGGGTTTGATATTTTGTTTGCATCCCGTGTTAGATTGGCTGGTATTGATACCCCTGAGTCTCGCACAAAGGATCTTGCAGAGAAGGCTCTTGGACTTGAAGCCAAGGAATACCTAAAGAAGTCTCTAAAGGATGCTAAGTCTGTTGTAATTAAGACTGAGAAGATGGACTCATCTGAAAAGTATGGTCGCATTTTAGGCTGGGTATATATCAATGGAGACACAGTGTCTCTTAATGACATGATGATCAATGATGGTTATGCATGGGGATATCTTGGAGATACTAAGGTTAAAGATTTTGTAGCACTGGCTAAGGCAAGAAAGAAGTCTGGAAAATGAAAAGAAATATTTTAGAAAAGCATGTTTATTATTATGAAAATGTTATTGAAAACCCTAAAGAACTTCTTGAAAAAATAGAAGCCACTGATCACCTACTGGGAGAAGATACTGGAGTAAGCAAGTGGGCTGATTGGACAGCCTATCAGTCAGATTATGCATTTGGAAAACAAAAAATGATTCGTGAGCATTTATTTAATAAAGCCCACCCAGCATACATTGAGTGTCGAGAAATTGAAAAAGAAATTACAGATTCAATTATTGCTGTATCAAAAGACTATGAGTCTATGCATCCAGGGCTAGATATTGGAATGCTCTGCCCACTATCTATTAGTAAGTATTTTGTTGGTAGCATGATGGGCAAGCATACGGATACCCATGACGATGATGAAGGCAAAACTGTGTCTGTGGTCTTATATTTAAATGACGATTATACAGGCGGAGAGATAGAATTACCAGATCATGACATTATTGTAAAACCAACTCCAGGAAGCATTGTTGTTTTCCCATCAAGAAAACCATATTTCCATCAATCAAACACCATACTATCTGGAGAAAAATATATTGTTCCTGGGTTTTGGGAAAATAGAGTTAAATTTCAAACTGGGTGGACTAATGGATGAGTTTGACATTGTCGATAATTTAATTTTAAATGGAGGCCTAGAGTTTGCAGGAAAAGATTCTGAAACTGGTGAGTCACTATACAAGCCTACAGAAAGGCTTAAGAAAATAGATGCTCAACTTAGCGATGAACTATCAATATACTTTTCAGATATAACTTTAAAACTTTGGGAAAAGGGTTTTCTTAACATGGACGTAACAAATAAAGATCCTTTAGTAAAATTAGGACCAAAATCTTTTGATTCCATGGCTATAAAATCTTTACCAAGTGATGAAAGAGTAATCATAGAAGAAATAATCAAGGTTCTTTTTAATAAAAACTGATATACTTGATATCTGGGAGTATTAATGAATAACTTATATGGTGCTATCGGGACAGTAGTGACTATTGTGCTGCTTTTTTATGTATATGTGCTAAGGAATAGAGAAAGAAATAATAAGCCTATTATTGTTAGCCAATCAATGCTTCAATATCGGTACAGCAATCGCAAAAAAAATTCAAGAAAATTAAATGTTAGATCTCAGTCAAAAGTTCATCATGATAAAACCAACATAAGGGTTATTATTGTTGAAAATAATGCCTATTGGATTAAAGATAATATATTTTATAAAGCCCCCCTTGTTAATGAACTTATTGATAAAGAGTCTGCAGAGCAAGTTGACACAATCAGTATGGATAAGGTACAATTAGATAAGATGTTGTTCATAATGGACAAATTACGAGAAGGGATTAACGATGATAGTAGGGGTTCAGGGAACAAGTAGTTTTGATAACTACAATGTCTTCCTTAGATCAATGGCCGTTGCCCTTTCTGAGTTAAAAGAAGAGGATAAGGTTTTTCATGTATACTCTGCAGGACCAAACAATATTAGCATGATGGCAATGGAGTTTTCAAACTTATCAGAAAAAGGAATGAAGTCAAGAGGAAAGTCTATTAAGTTTATTAAAGTTACTCCAGAATGGATGCAAGAAAACATATTACAAGTTGATCATTTTGTTTTTTTGTCTAACCCAAAAGAGCCAGTATCAAAAATTGTTCATGTATCAAAATTAAATAATATAAATACAAACGTATATAATTTCTAACCAGCCTTGACATAAGTTGTTATGGCTGATAGACTTTAATATGTGACACCTGTGCTTTAGCACATCAACAGAATGGAAAGATAATGAAAATAGTTAAATCTTTATCCACTATGGAATCAATAGTGAATAAGCACAGACAACTATCCTGGAACGGATGGACAGTAGTTGAGACATTTCCTTCAGAGAAAGCCTATTACTCAAAATTTGGAGTATACAAAAATAATAAATGGCAAATGAAAAAAGAATTTATTCCTTCTAATCAAGGATGGGAAATCCCTGACAAGTATGTGATCTAAATGAATAAATTTAAATGGAAAGATAATGCTTCTTGCTTAGACTATGATACAAATTTATTCTTTGAAAAGTATGAAGAAAGTGAGTCGTTAAGGCCAGCAATAGATGCACTTTGTTCTTCGTGTCCAGTAAGAAAAGATTGTTTTTCTGTTGGGATTTCAGGCAAAGAGTGGGGTGTTTGGGGTGGAGTATTTTTAGAGAATGGTGAAATATCAAAAGAGTTTGCCAGCCACAAAAACAAAGACGATTGGGGAATGACTTGGCAATCATTAACAATGGAGTAGTATGTACACAGATGCAATGAAAAGAGCCTTTAGGTCTGTTCAACTTTACTGCCCAAATAATTTTTCTTTACAGATTATAGATAATGATCATTTTATAACAGTAAAAGCAAAAGAAAAAGACTTCATGTCATTAGAAACGGTAGAATTAAAAAGACAGGCAATTGAGTATATGGTTCGTGTTAAAAAAGCATTAGAAGATAATGGTGCAATTGTTCTTCTTGTTCGAGAGGGTGGAAAGGAATTATGATTGAAACGGTAGCCTTAGTTATATTATCAGTCTTATCAACAACATTTGCTTTTCTTTTTTATATTCAAAAGAAAAAAAATATACAAATACTTGCTCAAACTCTTGAATTCTTTATGCTCCAAGAAGCGCAAGAAGCACAGGCAAAAACAGATAAAGAAAAATTTAATGAGGATTTTTTAAAATTTATTTCAGATTCTCGTGACTGGGCTTATACTTATATTGAAACTACACAGGAAAAGATTAATAGTTTTATCAATGATGTTGGACCAGTGATTGATTATTTAGAAAAATATGCCTCTCCAATATTGATTGAGCAGCAAAGGCTGTCCATAATTGAAGGGTATAAAGTAATTAAAAGCATTCTACCAGAGGACTATGGTAAAATAGAAACATGATCAAATTCAAGTCATACGAAGATCTGGCATATGATGCTTTTTATTCATGCCATGTATTGGGCTGTGAACTTGAAGCAGAAAAAATATACGCTACTGAATCTAACATTATAGATGTGTGCGTAGTTCACTATAAAGACTTAATTGAAAAAGGTTATCAATGAAAGATGTTTTGTTATCAACATTAACAGGTTTTGGATGTGGTGTAGTATTTGCTGCATTCAAATTGCCAGTCCCAGCCCCACCAGTTTTTGCGGGAGTCGCAGGAATTATTGGTCTATGGATTGGTTTTACAGTACTAACAAAAATAATATCCTAGGAGGAAAATTATGAATCAACAAATCAAAAACGCACTGGCGTCATACGGAAGATCAGTACTTGGAGCAGCAACAGCAATGTATGCTTCTGGAGTTACAGATCCACAGACACTAGCATACTCACTACTTGGAGCACTAATCCCCGTAGCATTGAGAGCAGCAAACCCTAATGACTTGGCATTTGGAAAGATGCCTTCAGTTGATGAGGTAGACAAGGCAGTTAGATCTGCTAAAGTAGTCAAGAAGGCTGCTAAGAAGGCTCCTGCTAAGAAAGCATCAGCAAAGAAGTAAACCATTAGATTGGCAGGTCTGTTTATTTGACAGGCCTGCTTTTCTATGCTATAATATTTATACCTGCCCAGTATGGGGGGGAATTAACTTATTCGCTTGAAAGGGGAATAACATGGTAAAAACAGCACTGGATCTTTTTAATGATCCATTTTTCAATACCTTCTCAAATTTTCAGAAGGTAACAACAACAACAAACTATCCACCTTACAATCAAGTCAAACTAAATGACACAGAGTACATTCTTTCATTTGCTTTGGCTGGGTTCTCTAAGGATGATGTCTCAGTGTCGCTAGACAATCGCAAACTTACAATTAAGGGCGAGAAGCAGGACGCTGAGTTACCAGAGGGTGCGGAGTATCTACATAAGGGAATTGCTGCTCGCAAGTTCACTGATATCTTCACTCTTCCTGAGTTTGTCGAAGTTGTTGGGGCTGAATTCAAGGACGGTATCTTAGATATCAAACTTGAGAAGCAGATCCCAGAAGATAAACTACCAAAAACTATTGAAATTAGGTAGTATAATAAATTATTCCGTCATGATACATGCAGTTGCTTATAGCAACCCTATTGCTGAGTACGGATAAGCCCAGGATCGCTACCTGGGGGACCTGAGCAGGTCTATAAACTGCTCATTCTTCATGCTATCTAGTCCACCAAGCAAGATTATATCTTATTTCTTTCGTTACGTCATTAACTCCATGCTCGTATTCTTTATTTCCAGGATGCATAACTAAAGACAAAGCCTTTGGTTTCATAATTATATTTTTATTTGGATAAAAAATTTCTCCACCACTATAGTTATTGTTAATATAAACTACAAAACCGTGAGTAATAATTGGTAGAGATGCATCATATTGAGGGTGATCTTTATCAACTTCATCAGTATGAACATCCAGTCCATGACCCATTCTTCTAAAAATTGAGGTTATTGGTAAAAAAGAAAAATCTGAAATACCATATTCTTTAGAAAATATCGGCTTTGCTCTTTCTTCAAGCATTTTAAAGAACCAATTGTAGTCACGATACCTATCTCTTAAATTGTATTCGTCAATTTGTAGCCTATTGCCATATTGCTCTGTAAGTCCAGATCCATCATTTGAGGCATCCCACAAGGAAATGTCTTTTGTTGCTAAATCAAGAATGTAGTCAGCCTCATCTTGAGTCAAAAAGTTTTCAACTACGACAATTTCATTATTAAATGGTCTCGATATATGCATATATTAATTATATCATACTAGAAACTGCTATAATATATACATGAATAATGACTTTGACCCTAACAGACTGTCAGTTTTGCCATCTGGATATTTTGGAACTTCTTCAGATTTAATATATAAGGTTGATAATGATAAAACAATATTATAATTTTACTACAGAAGAAGAAATTGTTTATGCTTTACAAATATTTAAAAAATTAGAAGGTCTTTATAGAGGTAACAATAAGGGAGATAGGTATACAACATTATTTCAGGATCAGTATGATTTAGATTTCCTTACTCTTGTTTCACTCTATACTGAAAAAATAAAAAAAATATTAGAAAAAGATATATACATTCACTCATCATCAATTGTGAAATATAATATAGGAGATGATATGTGCTTGCATTCTGATATTCAAAAAGGTTGTGATGAAGATATTCTTGGTATGCTAGTTTATTTTGACGATGAATATGAAGGTGGTCAAATTGTCTTTCCAAATCAAAAAATTATTGTTAAAATAAAACCATCAAAAGGTGTTGCAATAACTTTTCCATCTCATGGAGATGAGTCTATGCACTATGTTGAAGAAGTTACAAGTGGAGTCAGGTATGCCATGACATTTTGTTTTACTACAAATAAAGTATACACAAAAGATTGTTACAGTAGCCTATACATGTAATGATGATATAATTTAATTGTCCCACACAGGACCTTAGTGATGGATTAGTTACCCATTGGATAGAGACCGTGGCGCAAGTCAGGTGAATTGCCTGTGTGGGGCCTTAATATTTTCACGGTATAATGATAATAATGACTGACAAAGAGTTGGACACCTATAACAAGCAGCAGTATAAGAAGATGCTTGCTAAGATAAAAGAGGATTCTGGCTGTGTAGACTGTGGTGTTGGTAACCATATAATCCTAGACTTTGATCACATAAGGGACAAGAAATACAATGTATCCAGAATGATCCATGATGGTTTTTCATGGAAGGCTATTAAGAAAGAGATTGAAAAATGTGAAGTTGTCTGTGCTAACTGTCACAGGATAAGAACTCACAATAGGCTTGCTGGTTAATATGGTATACTATTAATATGTTAAAAGAAGGCGATTTTGTAATGTGCCCTGAAGGGTACGATGACAAGCCAATTGTTGGCCAAGTAGAGTATGTAATGACAGAAGGAATGTTTGGTATTCCTGGATCAGAGTATGCACTAGAGGCATCAATGGAAGAGCCTGCAGTACTTGTAAGACACTTTGAAGAAGAAGATGGCACATGGGAAGCAGAGATGATTCTTTCTGGGCACAAGGCTTCAATGCTTGTTAAGATTGAATCTCTTAAAGTTGAAAGAGATGTTGTTACAGAAGAGTTTAGTTCAACAGACTCAGAAGTTGCAATGGCAATGTATGATTCATCAATTGGAAAAGCATACGAAGGTTGTGGCTGTCCAATGTGCAAAGAATTAAATGTAACTTGTGAGCAATGCCCACAGTGTCAGGCTGGAGAAATGAAATCAGACTGTTGCGGGAATGTAAATAAGCAAGCACCTTGCTGGGATGGCTATGTACAAAGAGGAATGAAGCCAGGAGCAGACGGAAAGCCAGTACCAAACTGCATACCAGTTGCTAAATCAGATAGTTGGATTGATTCTCCATTTAAGTTGGTAAAGTAATGCCAAAGAAAAAAGCAGCAGCGTTTAATCCTGTTCAGATCAAAGACGGTTGGATTGTTAGATTATATAAAGATGGTCGGATTAAGTCTAAGATTGCACCATACGAAGTAAAGCATCCTAAAAAGTAAAGTACCCCTGGCAAGAATCGAACTTGCGACGCATGGCTTAGAAGTCCATCGTTCTGTCCACTGAACTACAAAGGTATTATTAAGCAGTTTTACCACCTTTTATAGTATATCATAAATTAAAAACGGCAGGTATAATTGCTTAAGAAACAAAAAAGGAGATGTATATGTCTGTATATGATGTAAAGATTAAGTCCGCAGATCAAGAAGAGGATTTTTTAAATAACTATAAAGGTAAAGTAACTTTGATTATTAATGTTACTGGTGACTGTGGTAATGCTCCTCAATATGGAGTTATTGAAACAATATACAGAAAATACAAAGATAAAGGTTTTGAAGTAATTGCTATTCCAACCAATGATTATTGTGGCGTTGGTTTAACATATGGAGATCATGTTTATGGAACAGACACTGCAGAATCAGCAAGAGAATTTGCAAAAACAAATTATGGAGTCACATACAAGTTTACTGAATTAATTGAATCTAACCCTTGCGAAGACGAACTTATCCCAGGATTGCCATCTAAACATGGTAAGGTTACTCCTCATGAAGTTTATAATGTTTTATGCAAAATGTCAGAGGAACTTTGGAAGAAGGATCCAACATCTGCAGATGGTGGAGGAACTTTGGGCGGTAATTTTGAAAAATATTTGGTAGGAAAAGATGGAAAATTATTAAAAAATTATGATAATGGAGCACTGCTAAATTATTCTGAGAAGGCTGGCAGAGCAGATTTAGCATACATCAGAATTTGTAATGATATAGAAAACGCATTAGCAAAATAGTTTTAAATTAAAACTTTCTATATCCTTTAAGATGCTCTTCAATCTCATCCATATATTGCATATATGTTTTGTTACATTTTTCACACTTGAGAACACTGTCTTTATCTACACTAAAAATATGTTCATAAACTTTACAGATATTTGATTCCATAAAACCATTATACTACACTTTACAGTTAATGTGTTAGTTGTTAGGCAGTTTTAGTCATACCCAGGACTTTTTTTATGCTGAAAGTATCTTTGCTAATGCATTGATGGTTGCAGAAATTCGTCCAATATCACGTAATTGATCAACACTGTAACCTTCTTGTTTTAATGTATCATAGTGTGCTTTAACACAGAAATGACATTTTCCTATGATTGAAGACGATAAAGAGTAGGCTTCAAACTTACCCTTAGTTGTTCCACCATGAGAAGTAATAGCATTCATTCTTAGTTGGGCTGGTAAGCCTTTTAAGTTTGCATCCCCAGCCATTTCTACATATGGATACCATGTATTATTTTGTGCCATAATAGCGCCAGCAGATAGTGCAGCATTTTTTTCTACTTCATCTGTTGCATTAGATACCAAAAATGTAAGTAGTTTTGAATTACCAGTTGCAAATGCTGCTGCAATTGCAATATACAATGCATCATTAGCATCAATGGTAGATCTGTTAATTACAGCATCAAGATTAAGCCTAATATCTTTGGCATATTCGGGAAGGTTTTCGTTTAATTGTTCAACCCAAGTCATTATAAAGTGTCTCCACCTAGCGGTCTATTGCATGCACAAAGTTCTCCAGTTTGCAGGGCATCAAGAACTCGAAGTGCTTCATCTGCATTACGACCTACATCAAGGTTATTAACAGTTACATGCTGAATAGTATTGTCAGGATCAACAATAAAGGTTGCACGATAAGCAACTCCAGATGAGTGATGAACTCCAAGATCTCCAGCCAGTTGATGTGCTGTGTCTGCAAATGACCATGAGTTAGTTCTCTTAAGATCGTCATGAGCATTACGCCATGCAATCTTACAAAATTCATTATCAACTGATCCAGTCATAAGGACTGTATCACGATCATTAAAATCATTAACTAAAGCATCATATGCAACAATTTCTGTTGGGCATACAAATGTAAAGTCTTTTGGATAAAACATAATTATTTTCCATTTTCCTGGAAAAGAATCTTGTGTTATAGTTTCAAATGATGAATCATCATATGTTAATGCTCCAGGCTTAACTCCAGTTACTGCAAAGTTGCCTAACTTATCTCCAACTGTTTTCATTTTTTCTCTTTCTGTTAGTAGGGCAGGTTGGATTTGCACCAACTTTCTTATCTTACCCTAGTGCCAAAGTTCTGGCATTGCTGGGGATGCAGGCATCGATCCTGCGACATCCGAATTAACAGTTCGGCACTCTACCATCTGAGTTAATCCCCATTAGTACACCAGGTAGGACTTGAACCTACGATAGCCGAATTATGAGTTCGGTGCCTTAACCAACTTGGCTACTGGTGCATAGTCTAAGTATAGCAAATAGGCAAATAAATGTCAACTTTTATTAATTTTAATTTATTCTTCTGGCACATTTACTGTAAACATAACTTCATTATTTTCATTTTTAATTTCTTTTATAACGTAAATTCTATCATCTTGATTTGAATAATATTGATTAGCCTTGTCAGAATACACATCTTCTATTGTTTTCCCTAAACCTTTGTGATTTGTACAAGACAAAACCGAAATCCAATCTGTATGATTCTTATCAGTATTTTTATTTAGAGATATCCAGTGTTCAGGGTTTTTATTACAAAAATAACATTCAGGGCTCTTTAATCTGTTTAAAGTAACAGACCAGTTACCATTTTTATCAAAGGCAATCAAATCATTGACATCATATGCCGAATCTTTATTTCTATCTTTTTGTAATGTTGTTGTATGTTCTTTAGTTTTACTTATAGAATAGGTATAATCAAAAAGCCCAAGACCATCTTGAGGAATAGCAGGAGCAGAAAAATGATCTATGATTAAGTCAATATCAGGTAAATCATTTTCTAAAAAAAGATCAAATTGAATTTTTGCAGGGTAACAGTTTTCCCAAACTCTACAAGTATAGTATCCATTTTCTAGTATACCTTGAACAATACTTCCAGCATTATCAGAATGTATATCTGGTATCTTTGTTCCTACAGGTCCAAAAATTGGTTTTCCTAAATAGTTTGTATGTATTGGTCCGTCTGATCCTGTATCACACTTATGCTTTATACTATATTCTGTAAGTCCTCTAAGAATATCTATCAAATGAGGAAGATGTGTCACAGGGTTTATAGTAAAACCATTTAAAATAAGTTTGGTTGACATATGGTTATCCTTGTATATTTAAAGCATCATAGTCTAAAATTAAAGATGCCCTTGGAAAAGTTGCAACAGCACTATGAAAAACACCAATAGGTATATACATAACATCTCCAGGTCTCATAATGTATGAATCATAAGTCAAAGTTCTTTGTTGTTCATAAGTTAATGAATCTCTTTCTGTACTGTTTTTAATATGATAAATTCTATATTCAACTTCTCCAGCGCATGTCCAAGAAACGACAGACTGCCTATCTGAATGACCAGTTCCAACATATTCATTTCCAGCAAAATTTATTAAAGACTTTACAGTGTTTAGCATATCCTGTTTATAGAATATAGATAAAAAATTATCAAGATATGGCATGTTGTACCAACTATGTTCAAGAGGAGGTATTTGCTTTATACGTAAAACATGTAAATCTAATTTTTTTAATGAATACATGTTTGTACTTTTGTTGTTATTATTTAACAAAATCTTTGGCCCGTGATCCCCATGTTCTTCTTTTTTTGATTTATCATAGATATCTTCACTTACTTCATCAATTATTGGGTTATTATATTGATGATTTATTAAGCCAACAAAATCACCCCATTCAGGAGATTGACTCATAAAACCTTTTAAAAATAAAACTTTGCCAGTTTTATCTGATTCTTTCATTTTTGATAGTATAGTTTCTCTTATGTTGTTGTCGGTTGAGGAGAGGGTGAGATCTTCAGAATTTACCTTTGTTTTGTGAGTATTGTCACAATAGGGATAGGTTTTTGACCTACCACAGGTGCATTGTCTCATATTACAATTATACCATAGGCCTAAAGTCGGGAATATATTGAAGTATAGTCTAAAAATTGTGCTATAATAAAGTCATGACTATATCACATCCAAACCTTCAAAGGCTAGACGAGAAACTCTATTACATTCCTAATTTTATTAGTAAGGAAGAGGTTGATTTTGTAAATAAAATATTAAAAGAGCGAGAAGATAAATCTACAAAACATCCATTTGGAGTAGTAAACTATGGTGTCACAGAATCTATCCCAGAAGTTTTTCCTGTTTGGGTAAAGGTTTCTGAACTACTTGCTCCACAATATGTTGTTCACCCATTGTTAAGCATGCTTCATTATAAAGAGGGCGCAGGAATGGAACCTCATTGGGATAGTCCTGGTGAAGGAAATCATGAAAACCTAACATTACCAGACATATGGTCAACATGTTGCCTATTAGAATTTGGAGTTTGTGTTTACTTTGGGGAGTTTACTGGAGGAGAAGTTTTTTATCCAAAACAAGACATAGTTATACCCGTTCAGCCAGGGGATTTAGTTATTCATGGCGCATTAGAAGATTATGCTCATGGAGTTAAACCAGTCCTTTCTGGATCAAGATACTCATATTCAAACTTTTGTTTAGAAGCAATTAAAAATCCAGGAACTTTTAACAATTATGGTACTGAAGAATATAAACTTCAAACAGCGGACCCTTCTCGTATAGAAGAAACTTGGCTAGACCCACTAAAGAAAAATGATCAACTGGTTATATTACCAGACGAAATGGTTGAAAGAGAAAAACTTCCTTACATTTCTTAATTTTATAATTAGAATTTATTTTTATTGTAAAAATCTTTTGTTTTTATAAATCCAACAAGAACGTATCTTGTAGGTCCAGGATTTACAACTGTTACGCCATGTTTAAATTCTTCCGTTCCTGGAAAAAGCACAAGAGATCCAGCCTTTGGTTTTAAAGATATGTTTAAGTTTTCAAAGAAAAGTTGTCCACCTTCATAATTATCATTAAGGTAAAAAATCGCTGCATACTGAATTGAAGGGTCTGTATGTACATCTGTATGAGAAAATAGTTCAACACCATTATACATTCTTTGAATAGTGTGGCAACCAATCAATGCAAGAGACTGGTCTGTTTTTTCTATCAGATCATTTATTCTTTTTATAATTGTTTTAGCAATCAAAGAGTCTGGAATATAAAGATTTTTATCGGCCCAGTTTTCAGTAATTTCAAATTTACCTTCAGCAACAAGGTTTTCAACATCATCTCTGTTAAATTTTTCCATACAGAAAGTTTTTAAATTTTCTAAATAAAAAGAACTCCACTCTGATTCTGTGGTTTTATTTATGATAGCAAAACAGTCATCTATCGTTTCTTGAGGAATAAAATCTTCTACTATAAAAATATTGCTATGTATTTCTTTAAAACTAACTTCTGATTCTGACAATTCTTTGGCAAAACCTTTTAAAAATGTCATGATTATTTAACTTTTACCCATTAATGATAAAGCAGGGAGTAAGAGTTCTTCTCTTATTCTATTTTGTTGTATTTCAAATTTAGAAAGATAGGGCTTATTTTTTATTCTTTTTTTATTTTTTGTTGCTCTATTAATTTTGTGTTGAGATACCTTGTTGTTAGATTTTTTCAATTAGATCACTGGCTTTCTGCTACGTTGTCACAAGGACAAATAATTGATTCGGGTAGTTCGTGAACTTTTGTTACAATAGTAATCATAGTCTCACACTCAACGCATTTATAAATTTTTTTAACTCGTTTGCTCATAAACTAATCATACCATATTCAAGTATATATATCAAGACTTTTGCCCATCCCATGTTCCTATTTTGGTTGTAGCAATGTTGTGATCTTCCCATAGTCTTATCACATTTGGATTGTCATCTATAGCATGAGTTACATTCCATAGTAAAGTTATTTTATCAAGCATATCTTTTTTTGCTTCATAGTCTGGTCTATTATCGTTATCTGCCCTCATAAATAAACCATGAGATCTAATATTATTTTTAGCAAGCCACATAGATGTAAGTCCACGATATTTCTCTTTACGTGAAGTAACAACAAGGATAGAATGACCATCACTAACAGAATTATTTAACATTTCTAAAACATTTACATTTGGCAGGGCATCTATAGAAGCCTCATGAAAGGCATCGTAGTCCCTATTAGAGCCACGAACATAGTGCAGATAGGGATCTATATTGGCAAGCGTTCCGTCTACATCGTATATATGTGCTGTTGGTTTCATATTATCTATTATATCAAAAATTAAAGTCTGTGTCAAATTGATAATTTTGACAGCGAATAATGATATAATGTAAATATGATACCTTTTAATTTAAATAATTTAACTCAAATTGGTGAAGACATATACGTATATAAAAATTTTTTATCTAATGAAGATTTGTTAACCATAAATAATGAAATTAATTTAAAGAAAGAATCCTTGTGGGATACTAAAAATACTAGTAAAGAAATTAAAAGTCTTACTATTATATATAATAAAATTAAACAAATAGTAAAAGATCCATATCATATTACAAATTGTAGCACCATGAATATATTAAGCATAGGAGATACCTGGGGTCTACATGCAGACAATGATGCCTTTTTAGATGTAAGAAAACAAAGTTTGCTTTTAAAAGAAGGAGAAGAATTTATATTAAAAAATAATAACATTTTTGGTACTGTTACCTATATAAACGATTTTGGTGGTGGAGAACTTAGATACCCAAACCAGTCAATTACTTATAAACCAGAGCCAGGTGATTTAGTTATTCATAGCGCAGAAGATCATTGCACTCACGAAGTCCTTAAAGTTACATCAGGAGTTCGATATTCTTATTCAAATGGAATATATGAAAAAATAAAAGTTCCAAAATATTTAGCCATTTAAATCTTTTTTCCACGCATCTAAGTCTAGGCTGTAGTAAGTGCCCCACCGCTCATAAGGTTTATTAAGATATTTCCACATTTTTGCATGGTACTTAAAGCGTAATCCCAAATTATTATCTTCATCTAGATCAAGAGACTTGACTAAATGATTACTAGCATAACCACCAAGGAAATTACCTATAATCCTTAGTGGCCAGATTCTAGTCTTCTCTATTTTTGTTGAATGCTTCAGCATCTCTAGGTACCCAGACTTTCTTTCCATCTTTCCATATAGGCCAGTAGCCTAGGGAACGCCAATCCATTTGAGCAATCTTAGGTTCTTTACTCAAAGTCAACTTGGCTTTCAAACATATTTGTCATATAGTTATCTTCTCCCCTTGCTACTTTTGCAGCAAGCATACGCATACCAAGGGCATTAGTAATAGAGTCTTGAATCTCAATAGATTCTATAGCCCTTGCAATTTCTTCTCGCAATGACATTTCATCTACGCTCATACTATTGCTCTACTTTATATGTCATTACAATATAACAAGCAATATACCCTGTAATAAGCGCTGGTATAAGAAATAGTGCGTGTATCATAATTCCTCCAATAGTTTTACTTTATACTTTTATTATATCTTATAATGACCAAGATGTCAAGCCAAATATGCAAAGTGAAGACCATTTAGCATAAAAGGTGTATAATAAACACATAGTTTTAGGAGGACTCATATGACAGCATCTATTTATGATATTCCACTAAAATCGTGGGATGGGCAAGAAAATATGCTAAATTCCTATAAAGGCAAGGTAACAATGTTTATTAATGTTACTGCAGATTGTGGCAATGCCCCTCAATACGGCATCATAGAAATGCTATATCAAAAATACAAAGATCGAGGATTTGAAGTAGTTGCCATACCAACCAACGACTATTGTGGTCCAGGAATTACTTATGACCAGTATGAATGTGGGATTGATGGTCCAGAAGAGGCAAGAGATTATGCAAAAGAACTATACAATGTAACCTATGGGTTTTCTGAACTAGTTACATCTATGGTTGGTACATCAATCTCAAATCAAGCATTAAAAAAATTATATCCAGGTAGAACAGAATCCTTTCCAAGAAAACTGTTAGAGGGAGAAGATGTACATCCAATTTACCAAAACCTTGCAAAAGGTCTGCCAATGTTTGGAAATTTTGAAAAATTCCTTGTTAATAAAAATGGCAAGGTTATTATAAGATATGCTAATTCTACTTTGATGGATGCTGCTACAAAAAATGGCTTTAAAGAAACAAGTTCAGGAGAAGACTTTAAGAATATATCAAATGCAATTGAAGAATTATTAGAAGATAAAGATATAACTTATTACACACACCCTGCTGGAACATTAGCGCCATATGCAATAGTTCTCTAAGACTTCTTGTTATTTCTATAGTCTTTAATAAAAACTTCCAAGTCTTCCTGATACTCTTCAAATGTTTTTGAACATTTTGAACAAATGAGCGTCAATCCACCATTTTCAAATAAATGTTCTTTTAAATCACATGACTCTACATTTGATTTCATATTTAGTATTCTCCAAGACACTTACTATATTTTTTATTTACCAAGAGTTTTTATCCAAGTTCCTATTTTGCCATTTTTAACTTTTTCTCGTAAAATTTCCGCAAAGCCAGTTTCTACTTCAGATCCAAGGTATTCTTCTCCTGTTTCTAAATCAATCAATTTCCATTTTCCAGGGGCTTTTGTATGTATAATTAAATCAACTGGAGTCTCAAATGAAATTATTTCTGATCCATCTTTAAGTATTCTACTATTCATATTATGAAATAAGACCCATAGACAAATGATTTAAGCAGACATCTGCAACTATATATTCGGCGTGATCTACTACCACATCGTAATGAGTTGCGTCTTTATCGCAAAAAAAACATTTGGCCTTGTTCATATAATAATTATATCATATCCAGAATTATCCAAGTAGGCTTGAAGTGTCAAGTCAGGCATAAGTTGTTTTTATTCTTCTAAAATAAAATTTTGTGGACTGTATAAATCCATAATATACTTGTTTATCTGCTTGAGACTCAGATCTGGTATTTTTAAACTATAATCATTTCTAAATTTTGACCAAGAATTATATTTTTCAATTAACCGATATTCTAATGACCAAAACCATAAATTATTAAATTTTATATTATTACAGATTTGCTCTATTTCCTGCTTGGTTGGCTGAGTTTCACCTTCATAATGATCAAAAATTGCCCAATCATAAGTCTTTGTATCTTTGTATAATCCTATATCTTGAACAACTAATTTAATTTTTTCATGTAATTTATTGTTTTTTAAAAATATATCTACAACATCTTGACTAAATTCAATTACTGTAACAGATTTAACTTCTGGTTTAGAGGCTATCCATTGAGCCAATACTCCAAAACCTAAACCAGACAATAAGACATCTCCATAACTTAAATCATATGAAGAATAAAGTTCATTAACTTCATTTTTATTGTTCATGTCTAAAGCATTCCATTGTTTTTCTCCAATATATAATCTATAAACATCTTTGTATTCAATTATTTTTGCATTACCTTTAATTGATTGTTTTATAATAGGAAAAGGCAAATCTAAATGATCTAGCATATTCGGATTATCTTTTAGATTCATAACATTTATTTTTTCTCCTTGGTCAAAGTGAATCTTATCGCAAGAAGCACACTTAAAATTGTTCATATACTAAGTATAACATGTCTAGAATTATCCACGGCATATCAAGTATAATAGACCTATGACCCTACTCTATATACTCTATAGCCCACGACATAAGGCTATCAAGATAGGTATATCAGATGTAAGCGGAAGAAGGTTTGCAAGCCATAGGACCAAGGGTTGGATACTTATAAAATATTGGGCATTTCCCGAACGGGATAAGGCAAGAGCCATAGAATCCCTAGTAGTACAAACCCTTACTTCCAAATATGGACATTTCCTGGATAAGGCAGATATGCCACAAGGAGGTTATACAGAGACCTTTGATGCATCCAAGATAACTCGTAGGGGTTTGATCCGTATGGTTAATAAAGCAGCAAAAGATTTATCGTAATCTTTTATTAGCAGCACAAGTAATACATACAAAAGGCTCGTCATCTTGTTTGATATATAATTGATCACATTTGCTACAGGCTATCTTATATGGCTCCCACTTAGCAAACTTACTATATGATGACTCGAACCTGTCCATGACTCACTTACACGCCAAACAGTAGTAAGGAGCACGAAGGTTGTCTATATGGGTATATATGGTTTGAGAACACTTATAACAGTTAGCATGGACCATATCAGGATCCAAGGCAGGCATTGATAGTTTAAAATTCTTTGTGTAATATACCTTAGTGGCATACCATGTGATTAGTATTAGGGTTAGGGTTAGCATTAGACTATTCTATCACATCAAGGTTAACAGGTTGGATATCATCATCCATAGCCCCACAGACAGCGCAGGTTACTTGCCCATCAAGATCTAATTGATAGTCGCATCCGTATTTTGTGCATGTCATGGTTTATACATCACATCGTAATATTTATTTGACATAGCAAAGGCTTTCTTCCTGGTTGGCCATTCCTCAGATGAGTATTGCTGTATAACGGAATCGTAATACCTCCATTGTCCAGTAGCAGGATTGATCTCAACCTTTACTTTCATAGTGTTCATATATACATCATACCATTAGGCGAAAAAATTGTCAAGTCTTTAAAGTTCGGCGAAAATAGGAGTTATAAACCTCCCTATGCCCTACACGGGCACTATTGGTGAGTAGCCTTCATATGCCGAGCAAGGGAATCATGAGCAAAGATACCCCATCTTAGATCCCATTCCTTCTTACAAATCGGACAGATTAATATCCTCATCACTCTCCCATATAACTAAACATTTTGTACACTGTATCCCTGGTTCACGCATATACCAGGTGTGATCGCATTTACCAACCATTTAAACACTCATTCCTGCTGTGGTATAGTCTAATCTTGGTTAATATTTTGCGGGACGGACCAGAAATATCATCCTTACAAGTACTACACTTATAAGACCATTCTCCAGTAAAGAAGTCATGCACATAGCCCTTAGCGTTAGCATATTTTTTGGCTACAAAGGTTTGGAATGGATCAGGTATCTCCATGTTAATCATTGCGATCCCAAACTAACTTGGCAAAACTCCTCCAAGACAACTGTTCTTTATCTAAAGCCTTCCAGTGCCTATGTGATTGAATATATACTGCTGCATATGCAAGGGCTGAGAATATAAACCCGTACTGTTTTGTAACAACAGCATAGCCTATCCACAAAGTTTCATTGAATAGAAGAATATACCAGCCGAAGAAACTCTTACGGCCAACAAAATATATACCTGAGACCCCAATGACAGCGAGGACCCATGAGGCATAGTCTTGCATAAATTGGTTCATGTATTGATTGTATCAGAAATTGCGGGGGATGTCAAGAAAGGATCGTAATCCCTATACTAGTAAGTATTCCCTATAGCGTCAGGATCTGGAAAATATTGAAATACTAAAGATGCTCTAGGTTTGTTATTAATAACCTGATGTACCACCCCAGCAGGCACATATACCACATCTCCTGGTTCAAGGACTACGGAGTCATACTCGGCACCTTCAATGCTTATTTTCTCCATATCCTCTTCTTTAACATTTTTATAGAATCTCCACTCAATGGTACCAACACAGTGCCAGGAGACAACATCGTGGTTATCACTATGGATCCAGTATTCCTGCTCATTGCCTAGGAAGTTAATAATACTTTTAATTGAACTGATTTCCTTTTTTATCAAACCTTTTATAAGGCTTTGTGCCTCTAGTGACTTATCAAATAGTCTAGTGGTTTTGTCTTCTATAGCATCAAAGATGATAGGGTCAAATTTATTGTAAACCACAATGTAGTCTGTAAGGTATCTACGGTCTGGATTATTTTTATTTTTGTCTTTATCTCTATTGTAGTTATAATCAAAGTTTTCTATGAAATCTGACCAGTTAGGCACATCTTTGCATAGCCCCCTAAATAGGGCATATGTCTTGTTGTTGGAGGCTTCTATAATTTTATCCATGTATATATCATACCATAGGGTGAGGTGTCTGGTGTATCGTAATCTTTATTTGCCGTCGCATTTTGGACATTGTTTTGTAACATCTTCTGTACCATACTGGGTTTGATACATACCACCACATTCATAGCATAGGACATTTATCATAGGGTTTGTATAGCCTAAAGAGAATTTGTTATATGATGATTCGAATCTGTCCATTGGTCTATTTTATCACATTATGGTCAACAGAGTTATACATAGTCTGGATGGTCTAATGGAGTAGGTGCAGTGATAAGGCACTTACACTCCATGCATTGAGCATCATCTAATAAATACCCTGCGATTTCATAGGTGTCTGGATCAAACTCTACAGTAACCCTTAAGAGTGTAGAGCCACAACAAGGACATGCAGGTGTTGGGATGCCTCTGATATCTAACATATATCTATCATATCATAGAGTTATCCACAGGTCAATTATGGTACAATATTTGTATGTCAATAACAAGAATAAATAATATTTTTTCAAAAAAAGAAATAGATCATATAAAGAAAATAATATCAGAAAGCCCAACAATTATTGATAATGAGTTAGGCAGGATTCAGGTTCGTGATTTAGAAAGCCTACTACTCCCAGAGACTATTGAGAAACTAAAGGAGATTGGCAAACCTTTAGAGATGGGCTCTGCCATGTCTGTAGAATATAGCCTTTTATATGGAAACCCTGAACTAAATCCTCATTTTGATGGAGACACTAATGACCTGATTGTTAGTATACAATTAGAGTCTAATACCGTTTGGGATATAGGGTTAAACCTAGAAACTTATAAGTTAGAGGATAACTGTGCCTTAATCTTTAATGCAAATAAAGAAATTCATTGGAGGGTTTTAAAGCATTTTAAAGAAGGAGAGTATGTCAGGATGATGTTTGTAAGGTTTTTAAATCCAGATAATTTGTCAGATTACTCTCACCTTGCAATTCCAAATAACCCAATGCTTGATGAAGCATATAGGTTTAGAGACAGTTTAGGTTTTATTTCATAAAGTTATCCACAGATAGGCTTCAGGTGCAGGATTCGGACCTGCGTTCTCAGATTCGGAATCTGGAGTACTACCATTATACGAACCTGAACTATTTATTCAGTATAGCATAGATGAAGTTATCCACAGGTTTAGCAGTTATGGCTACAGCCACATATTGTACAAACACTGTCTTGAACAGTGCAATCATCACACCAATCAGGAGGGATTTGCTTGTATCCTGGGATCTTTTCTTCGGTTTGTTCTGTCATATACCAAGTATATCAAATAGTTATCCACAGGTTTATCCACAGATTAATCTTACTGATAATCTTATTAGACACCCTAGAAGTGGAGTGAAGTGGAGGATAGTGGAGAATGGGGCGCTTTTAACGATGCGTTCGTAATGTCTTGGGGGCCCCAAACCTCAAACCTTCAAACCTTATATCCTCGAAGCGGATGATACCACACATATAATGGTTTGTCAAACCTTAAAACCCTATAAAAAAATCCCCAGAAACCAGGGAAAATTCTCGATAATCGTAATGTTTTATTTAGAAAGTATTTAAAAATATATAGAAACCAGGAGAAAAGGTTTGTTATTCTATAGGGGTTTGTTTTGTTCTTCTTGATCCCCGCCGATGCCGTCAGTGATAGGACTATCAGTCATCGCTGGGGCGGGGGACTTAGGAAAGAAAGCCTTAAGAGTAACAATAGAATACAACATACCACATAGAGCACCAAAGTCTCTATTAAATATATCACCATCACTTGGGCTATCATGGCGATGGGAGGTTTGCTTATAAAGGTTTGCAAAATGTCTTGGACTCATATATAAAGTATACACCTAGTTTGGGGAAACAAAGGTTTGGATCGTAATGTTCTGGAGGGGGAAAGATTTGGAGGTTCGTAATGTCTTTTGGCTATAAGGTTTGATGGTTTGTTATTCAATATGAATGCACGTGCCCTTGCGGGTTTATACGGCAAGCAATAGCAACACTGCTATAACAGACAGTGTTGTTACAATAACAATAATCTTTTTAGATCTTGGCCATTCTTGTGGCACATTTATATTCTTCATCTTTACTCCTCTGTGAAAATATCTTCAAGTCTTGCAAAACCTTCATCTTCAATTCCCAAACCTTCAATAAACAAATCCCATGTCTCGTTTATGTATTGTTCAAGTGATGGTGTGTGGTTAATTATTCCTTCAGCAAAAGAAAATGCAAGTGGCAAACCTAAATCGCTATAAGCAAAGAAGTCTGTCCATTCGTCATCTTGTTTAAAATTAACCCATAGTTGTCCTAGGATTAAAGCCCTGCTATCAAAATCCGTTAATGGCATAATTTGTACCTTCCTTAGTTTCTTTGGCTGACTCTGCTATTGTCTGTAATCTATTATACACGACATAGGGCTGAGACTTTGCTAGGTATTCCCCGACTAATTCCAAATCAACTCGGAGGTCAGATACCATGTTGCCTAACTTCATGGCTACCTTCTCCTCCTCTGTGACCCGTCTGCTTATACGCATAGTTCTCCCTTGTATCTATTGTACCAAAAAGTGGGGGAAAGAGCAAGCCCCACGCCTGCCCCTTCCACCCTATAATCTAGAGGACCCACTCCCTAGATTTGCTCCATTAAAACTGGTCGATAGGCTGCTATGAATAGGTCCCAATTAACATGGATGTCTGAGCCCAGTTCATTAATAGTCTTAGTATTGAAGTCGATGATTACAGTGGTGTCCCAAAATTCATAGTCACCGTTATTAATAGCATAGATACCAAACCCTGTCTCATTTAAGACTGAGTCTTGGGTAAGATAACTAATCATCATACGGGTACCATAGGAGGCGTCTATCCACCTAGGCTTTGAATGCTGCAGGGCCATTGCTAGGTCCCGCTGCCACTCAGTCTCACCCCAGTGACTATAAAGTACAACTGAAGGCTTAGTTAATGAATCTTTAAATACATAGTTGATCCGTGCACCCATTAGTCTTGCTCCTCATCTAGGTCGCCTTCGAAGTCAATTACTACCTTTACAACTCGTCCGTCTTGATTTGTCTTTATATAAACAGGATAGTAGCCGTCACCATAGCCTGTGTTAAATACAATTGCGCTACCAATTCCTAACTCCCCTGCGTTAGAGTTAATCGTTGTAGCACTAGCGCCTTGATAAGAGTATTCTCCTATCTTGCCTTCCATATCCCATGGCTCACCCTCATTTGTTTTCCATTGGTCAAGGTAGCAGGGGTCACCCACCATTGCTTGACCTGAGTCAACAGCAAAACTTCCTACTAAGGTAAGTCCGTCTATCGTATACTTTGTCATTTCTTATCCAATCCTACTAGGGTCATTTCTTCAATGGTAGCACAGTTAGGGCATTTTTCCAAATCCTGCTCTTGGAAGGCATCTCTAATAAGATTATCAGGGTCTTCCCATTCTGAGTCGCAGAATTCACAGTAATACCACGGTATACCAACTTGGACCTGAATAGTCGTGTCAGGTGGGCAGGGTACCTCAGTGACAAAGTATCCTATTCTATTTACAAATCCCCAGCCGTTCCAGATGTACATGCCACCGTCGTCACCGTCACCAAGCATCCAGATACGGTCTTCAGGGATAGATTTAACAAACTCTACCTCTGAGCCATATGTCTCAAACATGTGTCCGTCAAATGAGGAGGTAGTCTCAAGATGATTCTTAACAGGCTTATAAGTCTCAAACCATTCTTCCTCAGTCATTTCTATAAATCGTTCGCTATTCACCAAGAATCTCCTTACGGTTCTTTACTTCTTCCTTGGCAAAAGCGATAGCATATGTTAGGGCATAAACCTCAGACAGTGCGTCAAGATAGCCTGAAGCCTCTGTACGAGCCATAGAGTCCATGGCTTCCTCTGAGTATTCCTCTGCCTCAATACAAAGGTCTAACTGTTGCTCTGCCTCATACATAAGAGTTTTAAGGTGACCATGCAGTATGTCTGCTCCGTCCATACCCATTTCTACTTGTTTCATTAGATATGGGTCAAGGGTAGTGTTATCGCTCATTGGTTACCTCCAAATAGTGGCGGGATACATTAATGGCTCCTTCAAGATAAGGAACAATGCTATCAGCACCGTCCTCGTTTTCCAAATCCTGTTCAAGGGATATGGCATGCAATCGGATATATTCTCGGAATGTTTTTAGGTCCATATATTAATTATAGGGGTTTGAGTTGATTTTTACAAGTTTTGGGGGTGTGACCTTCGTCACATCTAAGGAGTCTATGGCTATGCCTGCTTGCTTCTTAAAATCATTAAGCATTTCTATAGTATCAATGATGGGGGACCAAACCTCTTCAATGCTAATATAAGCCATCCAGCGTCCACATGGGCATTTCATCTCTACAGATCCGTTGGGGAATCCATAGCCATCCCTGGCGGTAAACTCAAGAAGAGCATCACACTCATCAGGGTCACAAACAAATGTATACTTACTCCACATAGTCATCATCCTCATCTAAGAAATCATTATAGGAACCAAAGGTAGGCGTAGCCCAGTCAGGAGCATCAATACCCCAATTATCGGGGGAGTAAACAACATCTCTTGTACCATCAGGATTCATTAGTCAAAGTACCCTTCTGCCCATAGGCCTTGTAAGAAACTAGATACTTCCTCTAGGCCTTTAGCAATACCTGAATTGCCCAATTGTTTAGAAGCAATGTTTACATTAGCAATCATCATATCTAAGTCTGATAGTTCATAACCTAACATCAGTTCTCCTCATCCCACCAGTATTTGACTATTGTATTCAAGGTAGTGTGGATGTTACAATCACAATCCCCACCGTTCATATTCTCCATGTATTCGAGATGTGGCTCATTGTCCATGTACATCTCATTGACTAGTTCATCAATCGTTCTCATTGTTTGGGTCATGTATTAATTATCGCATGGTTTGGGGGAAATGTCAACTCTATCGTAAAGATTTTATGGTTTGACATTTTTGGGGAAAAGGTTTGACTATCGTAAAGTTTATTTTATTTGACATTTTTATGTCCGATTTGTACTAATTTTCACACGTGGCGATTTTGCGAAGTGTACGGGACTTGAACCCGTGATCTCTACCGTGACAGGGTAGCGCATTAACCAACTATGCTAACACTCCAATTAAGGAAAGCAGTTTTAAATCATGCTTAGGATTTTTTTGTTATGCGAGTTGCATTACATTCTGTACAACTTTTAGCAAACGATTCTTTTCTGCGTTGATAGCAGGGTCAAATCCTGATGCTGATGCAAGGATTGATTCGTTAGAACCACCACGAGCAGAACGATACCAGTCAAGGCGCTCAGTTAGTGCATTGAAAGCACCCCATGCGCTACCAGCAATCATACCATTGAACTCGCCTGTGTAAATATCATTGATTGAATCAATTTTATTCTCCCACTTTTTTAGCGAACCCTTAGCATCTGTTTCTGGTTTTGCATATGCAGCCAATACAATATCATTGAATTGCTTAGCATTGACTTCTTTTTCAATCATAGCCTTAGCCATAATATCAAATGCGTCCATGTACTTGTTAGCCATTCCAAGAGTCTCACGAGCAACGGCAACCTTACCGCTTGCAGTCTGTGTGTGACGAATCTTGAATGATTGCTTAACGCCATTCTTTTTCTTGATTGAGCCAAGAGCAAGATTGAGAGTGTTAGCGCACACAACACGAACAGGTGTGATGCTTGCTTGAATAGCGATTGAGCCATCATGTGATGTGTTGATAAGTAAATAAGTCTTTACCTTATCGGCAACACCGCTAGGGTCTAGGACAGTCTCACGCTCTAGTGCCAATGCACCGAACACAACACGGCCACCCTTAATTGAGCCAGCAGTCTCCCAACGACCTCCGCCGTCTAGAATGTTGTCACCGAATGAGAATAAATCTTCATTCTGCATTACATGGTAACGCTCACCAACGACACCAAGAATGTCGGTCTGTGTTGTATCTGTAGGGTTAGTACGCAATACATATTGATAATTCTTATCTGATGATAAGTGGGTCGGTACTGTTAAATCTTCAAGACGAACATTCCAATTAGAAAGATTAGCAAGCGCCAACATTTCTGATGTAGTTTTTTCTTCTGTGAATACAGTACCCAATCCATGCCAAGCAGGTTCACGGAATGATGCAAATGATGCAACGCCGTTTTGTGTTTCTAGGTCATGTGCCATGAGTTTCTCTTTTCTGTTGTTGTTTATACTAAGTTTAGCAGACAGGACTGACAAAGTCAAATCGTATAGGTAGACAGGGGATAATTCGGACACTTCTTAAAGGTGATCTTAATCACAGGCTGTGGATAAACCTGTGGATAACTCCCACGTGCAAATTAAAATAAAAAGTGAACAGTTTTACATCGTGTTCAGGATGTTTCGCCACTTATTTATACTGGCTGTACGGTGGCCAGTTGTATTAGTAGCCCCCTACTAAATATCTATTCTATCAACACTCGATGATAACCAAGAAATATTATCTGAGTCATATTGCACGGTATCAAAATCAATATCGTGAATTACATTCTGTGCAGACTCTTCATCACGAGCATTAACAGTAACTGAATAAAGAACTGTAACTTCTAATTCAAACTCTGTTGTTAATTCAAAGCCCATGATTTCGGCAATTTGTTCTGCTTGAGATTCAGTGATGTCTTCATTACTTAGTTCACTAAGGGTCCAGTCCTTCATTCCCTCAACCATACGGTTACGGTCTGCTGAATCGGAATAAGAGCGCTGGGTTACCTTTTGGATGTGCTCTTCTAGTTGAACAATGCGCTCATCCTTTATTTTAATTTGAGATAAAAAGAATTCTTGCGTTGAGTTTGGTATTACTGTTACTGATTCTTCTGTTTGGTCCATGGGGGCCTCTTTCTGTAGTTGGTTTAATTTAATTGTACAGGGCGCCACTGACATTTGTCAAGTCCCCTTAAGGGTGAGCCTTTTTGGATCGTGCTCAGGATGTCTGCTTCTTTAGGCCTGCAGGAGCCTTGCTCTATAGTATTTCTATTATCGCCCTAATCAGCCTGGCGAAAGTTGAGGGAGGTTTTTACGCCTCCCCCAATTTCATTTATAGGTACTGTGCGATTGCGTTGTAGGTTGAGGTATTAACTGTTTCCTCATCTGTCATCTTTAGCAGACGAATTGCGTTTGAGATTTCTTTCTTTGACTCACGATAAGTGCTGAGGTGAATTGTCTCAAAGTCTTTCTCAGGCTCTGTTGGCATTTCTTTTTCTGTAACTGTTAAGTCAAAGTCAATGTTAAGATTATTTGACCAATGACGATAGTTAGTGCGGAAGTTTTCTGCTTTGCTGATGTTTGCTACGGCATAGTCAATAACTTCTTTCTGCCATGCTTTGCGAGCAATTTCGTATTGTGCTTCTTTTTCGTTTTGTGTTGCGTAGTCTGTTTCTAGTGTAGCAAGTGCTTGCTCTAGTCCTGCGATTACTCGAACTGTTGGGATTTTTACATTTATTGCTTTTGCTCTAGCCATCTGTTTATCTCTTTTCTTTTGTGGGGTATTAGTTGGGGGTGTTGAGCAGTTTGTATTCTTGCTCAGGAATTAGTAATTAAATTACTTAGCCGTCCAAGTTGTGTAACGGGCTGAACCATTTACATCTAACTTAACTCGCACATTACCATTTGGTAGTGGGTTAATTTCTTGAATAACTCCAGTTACCTTTGACTTCTGTGTTGTGAAAGTGTCGCCGACCTTGTATGTTGCTGTTGCTACTGACATTGTTTTTCTCTTTTCTGTTTAGGGGTTGTTATTTAGTTATACCTAAGTATAACATTTTAGTTGTAGAAATGTCAAATCGAAACCTAACATTTCTCACATTGTGAGATTACTTAGAGGTCTTGACCATAGCAAGGCGTTGTGCGCCATTTGCCAAGATGAGGCTAACTCTAGTAACCTTATTAGACATTGGTGTAAATCCTGCGATACGACCTGTAACGCCTGTCTTGCTTGTTGTGAATAAATCACCAATTTGGTAAGTGTATCCGTGTAGTGTCATTTGGGTCTTGCCTTTCTGTTGTGGGGGTTAATTGCTTATACTATAATTCTAGCAGAAAAATGTCATAAATACCAATCCAGCGGGGGATTTGCGGTGTGTCCTTAATCACATCTTAAAGGCCTATCATAAACTTGACAAACCTCGATCTTGGCGACGTGGCCCCTTTTATTTTATTGGTGGAAAAATAAAAGAAGCAACAACCAAAATAAAAGTATAACTTGAGTACTACGCATGTTATCTCATTTCTTACTCGATGAAAAAATTATGTCACTCTTAGAGTATACACAAAGTGAGCAAGAAACGCAAGCGCTTCCATTTGTTGAGATAAGTGGAATCTGTTTATTATTCTCAGGACACTTAGCAGCAGGCTTACCAATCATTTCTTTTATGTCTGCCTTACCAATTGCAAAATTCTTAGCAAGGTATGCCATGCGTACACCACTGTTAATTTTTAAATCAACGGCAGTTTTTACATTCTCACTATCAGCAGAAAAATAAAGACTAAGATTATCAATGTCTTTTAAGATTAGTGCTGCAGCCTTCACACGAGTGTATACCCAAAATTGTACATCAGGATTAAGTTTGATTACATCAGACCATGCGGTAGTATAAGTATCGTTAAAGAAATCTCCGTCCCAATGGATACGGAATAGCATAGGAGCGTCTTTCTTGATACAGTCTGCCTTGAAATCAGCAATCATCTCAGCAATGAGATTAAGCATAGTTAAATAGTCTGCGTCTTTTAGCAGGGCCCAATTGTGTAGCAGGTTAACTTTTACGGTTGGGAAGATCTTTTCGAGTTTTCCTGCATAGCATACGGATTCACATACACTCGTGGCACCAGGACACGAGAAAGCCTTTCCAGCAGGGAGGCCAAAGGTATTTGCGATACTTGCTTGTTTTCCATTAGGTGTGACGGCATTAGCAACCTTTCTATCTTTAGAGCGTTTTAGTTTAAATGTATTAGTAGTCAAGGCCAAGACTCATTTCTAGAGCAATGTCTTCGTTATAGGTTGCTGACATTTCTTCTAGTAAACAATGAGTGCATTTTTCTTCATATGCGTCTACCGCATTTTCTTTACATTCAGGGCAGGTTGTTGCATAGTATTCATCATAGAATTCATCTGCGATATTTCCCATAGGGGCTATTCTCCTTTTTCGTTGTTTTTTAATTGTAGCAGTTCGGACTGACATTTTCTACGGTTGTATGATTTCTTAGAGGGTACGGCAGAGGCTGCATTGCTACGGCGTAATTCCATAAGCCTGCGTAATTCCTCTGGATTTTTCTTCATAATTAATCTTAGCATACAGGGGGAATAAATGTCAAATTCTTAAATGTGATCAATCTCACACAGGCGCCACGTGCATTTTTATGCGGGGAAGCACATAAAAATACTTTAGTGATTAGTCTTCTTCAAAGAATACATACCACTCAATAGTTTCATCATCAAATAAATAAATGTGACCCTCTTCGTTAAAATCATTTCTAGTATAAATATTAAATCCATCTTCATTTTCTGTAATGGTTTCAATAGTTACATATTCATCATCAACCTTAATTAGATCGCCTTCTAAAAGTTGAGATGGTTTTAAGTTATCAGCAAATCTAAGTTCCATGTTGTTTATTGTATCAGACATTTAGTCCTCCTCTGGTAGCCAAAAAGATAAATGGTGTTGCTCAATTATTGCATCTGCTGGTGCAGTAACCTGCCCACGCCACAATACTCCTTGAGGCAAATCTATCTCTCTGCGGTAGTCCTCGTCATAGTATGCGTCAATAGCATCTATGCAAGGTTGCACCATAGATAGCGGTACTGGAGGATAGTGATTACCCTGCAAGTGATATGCTAATTGTGTTTCTAAATCAAGTACGGTATCTTGAATACCGAGTGCGGTTACGCTTCCCATTATTTTGTTACGACCTTTCGTCCTTCACGATAGAAAGTGCGGGTGTGCATCTTTCCACTTGGTTCAGATAAATTAACTGTTGAATATTCATCAGCAAATCCCCAATCAACAATTTCGTTGAAAGCATTAACTGCACTTAGTGCATCAGAGTAACGACCTGTCCAATGGACTGGTTCGCTATCATAGGCTACTGTTACTGCATATAGATATTCATTATTCATTAGTGTTGCTCCTCGCATGTAGTAGAATAGTCAAACTCACAGAAATAACAACCCATGCTTTCGCCATGAGCCTTGCAGACATACTTGAATTGTGACTCATCACAACAATATCTCTGTTCATCTTTAATTAAATAAAAATCTGTTTCGTCAATGTATGTGTTTATCATTACTCACCAACCTTTACTGCTACTGTTGCAAACTTACTTCGCAAAGTGCGGTCATAGATTTCAATGACATAGGCTTCGGTATTTTCTCCATACCAAATTGCAGGGCGAGGAGAGGCAGAAATAATTTCTCCTTCAAAGTGACGATTTTGTGAGCGATAGTTTTTACCAATTAGTAAATCCTGTATTGTGTATAGTTTAGTAGCCATTGGGCGACCTCTTTCTTTTTTGTTATTAACTTTATCCTACCATATGGGTCTGACAAATCTTGCTTATTTATTTTTTTCTTACTATGTAAGTCTAGCCTATTAGTCATAAATTATCAACCTACTAGCGAGTAGTCTTAAATAATGAGACGCTCAGAGAGTGTGAGAAAAATCACATGCTACTTAAAGTTATACACAGCCTGTGGATAAGTCACACGTGCATTTTTTGTTGATGTGTTGAGCAGTTTTAGATCTTGCTCAGGATTTTGTTTTATTTTATTTATGCAAAAGCATTTTCTTTATGGCAAGCATTGAAAAACTTTACATGGTCAAATCTTTCGTTATCGCTTTCAAACATTAGAGAAAACTCATCAACCAAATCTTCAAAAACTAATTGGTCACCGATTAAATCTTTATATCCGTGCAGGATTTCTGCGGTTGCTACATAGTCTTTGCGTGTCATCATTATTTGGCCACCTTTAGAATTGCATAAGAGCCATTAGCATTTAACTCATCTATGGCTGGCTGAATGCGTGGAGCAAGTAACTCTTTTAGCATTCCTTCAAGCATTACAATTTGCATTGACTCTGAAAGTCTAAGCAGTTGCATTCCTACTGGGTGAGTCTCGTCTACCTCTGTGATAAACTTTAGGTTGTGTTCGATTGATACTGTCATTTTTTTATTTCCTATTCTTTAGTTTGCTTCGGGTGTGTTAAATAAGTTTAAGTCTTGTTCCATGCCGAAATCGCATACGCAAGTTTCTACATCGAAATTATCTTCATCGCCAAAAAAGATTAAACCTGTTGCGTGGCATTCTTCGCAAGGGATAGAGAGTACTGAGTTTATCATTAGATAAGTGCCTTTCCTCTAAGTGTTCCACGAATACCTAGCATGTCGCAAGATACTTTAACAGATACGCCAACAGGTAACGCATTAGGATAGTTAGAGATAAAATCTGCAACCTGTCCTTTAGTTGATAGGGGGATATTTTTTACGGAACCTGAATAGGTTTCGAGTTTTATAGTGTAAGTCATTTAGTGACTACCTTTCGTTTGTTTGTTAATATAAGTATAACAGGGGGGTCTGACAAATCGGGGCATTTATTTGCTAGGCGCACTGTGATTTACATCACATTTATTTGCTAGGCTCACTGCCTGATTTATCTTTATTTAATTGTTATACTAGAAGTATAGCAAAGAAATGTCAAAAAGTCAAATCGACACGCCGTAAATGGGGGAAATAAAGGTGTGACCTTAAACACATTAGTTATACACACCCCCTGTGGATAACCGCCACGTGCAAAAATCGCAGGGTATTTATCCATGCGATCTTTACTACTAGAGTGAATACAAAAAGCCAAACACAATCATTGCAATTAAAACTAATAACAATTTATTTATCCTCGATTTCATTTAGTAATTCCCAAAGTACTGGCTCTAACTCTAACGATACTGCGTCAAGTTTTTCTTGAAGTGTTTTCATTCGCTTATCCCCAAATCTTTTATATCTGCACAATAAACATTATCTTTATTCATTCCGTATTTTAATTGAAACTCAAATACATCAATGGCCTCATCATAGGACTCTGCCTCTACTGTTACATAGACATTAAACTCATAGTTATTCATTACTTAACCTCCTTGTATAGAAAATCCCAAGCCTTACGGCATAACACGATAGAGTTACAGTTATCGCAACAGATAACACCATGAGGGTTTAGGTCATAGTCATACTGGTCGATTGTGGTAGTTACCGCACCACATACGGATTTGATAGGTACATAGGTACTCATTTATTTATTCTCGCAATTCTCATGTCGTGTTTTAGGTGCGAGGACTACTTGCCCACACACGCATTCATTCATCATCCCTTTAGGGTAGTTATTAACAGTAGCAAATCTAGTCCAAATACTCATTTAGTAACCGACCAATCTGACCACTCTGGTAGTCGTTCCATTCCATAGTCTAGCCAAAATCGGTCTATATTCTGTTCGCAATCTTGGCAGAATGTGTATTGCACATCTCCGACCTCTGAGATAGCGGTGAAATAAGGGTTATGCTCTACGCATACTGTTGTTTTATCTAATGTAGTCATATTG